GACAGCTTCTTGGCCGACTACGACCGAGGTGGGGTAGAAGCAATTTCTTCACGTATGTTGAGCGCAAATGGCATTGGCTATCAAGCTAAATTTATGAGCGATTTGAAAAAGTTGTCGCCAGATGACCAGACTAACGCAACGCTTGCGGTGCGCAACGCAATGGTCAGCAAAATGCTAGATAGCAAAAATCCGTTTGAATTCTTAAACAAGAACAAAGCTGCGTACACTAAAATGTTTGGTAATGCGCACGTTGACAACCTAGCAGCAATGGCCGACCTTCAGAGATTGGCAACCAAAATAAACGTGGAGAGATTGCCCCTGAATGAAATAGCCATCAAACAAATGTCGGCTTTGCAGCGCCTTCTTGGTGGTGTTGACCCCAAGCAAATATCCGCGATTGCGGTCAATCAGATTTCTAGCGTGTTCAATAAAGGCTTTCGAATTGCGGCTTTGATCGGCCAGCAAAACATTGACCAAGCTACAAAAGAAGCGCAGCGCAAGTTGTTTATGGATCCAAACGGTCTTGACAACACAATCAAAGCCACGACTCGATTGATTAGTAAAAAAGGTCAAGACGTAGATTTGAAATCGTTTATTAAACCAGAGGATTTATCCAATGCAGTCAGTTCGTTAGGCATGAACGTATTGCGATCTGGATACTTGGGTGGTTCTGTGGCAGCGTCCGAAAGCGAGGTCATGACAACAGAACCTGAGTCGTTCTATGAGTACACCCCACAAGAATAAAAGGCTGCCCGTGGCGCCATCCAAGAAGCCCAACAATAAAAATGAAAGCCAAGCTCACTTTTTTTGTCACGCTCATGGTTAGCCTGACTTTGTGCGTTGTTGTTATGGGAATGGTTGGCGTGATGCTGCTTGGTCTGTTTGATGAAAAGGTAGACAACAACAAGATTTTTGAGTTGATCTCCCCAGCATTTCAAACTATTGTTGGCGGCTTTATCGGGCTGTTGGCTGGTGTAAAACTATCGCACGAGGATGAAAAATAATGGATTGGCTTAAACAGATTGCACCAACGATTGCCACTGCACTTGGCGGACCATTGGCAGGCATGGCAGTAAGCGCCATCTCCAAGGCCATTGGTGTTGACCCCGAGCAGGTTGGCGACATGATCAGCAACAACAAGCTGTCAGCCGAGCAAATTGCACAGGTAAAGCTGGCTGAGATTGAACTGCAAAAGCAGGCGCAGGAGCTTGGCCTCAACTTTGAGAAGCTGGAGGTGGAGGACCGCAAGTCAGCGAGGGATATGCAGGCCACAACTCGCTCGATGATGCCGCCATTGTTGGCTAGTGCTGTGACGCTAGGTTTTTTTGGCATCATGGTGATGATGTTCTTTAACCAGATTGACAGTAGCAACCCCGCCATACTGATGATGCTTGGTTCACTCGGCACAGCCTGGACGGGCATTATTGCCTACTACTTTGGCAGCAGCGCCGGGAGCCAGGCCAAAACAGATTTGCTAAGTAAAAAATGACGCCTCACTTTAGCCTTGCAGAACTAACGCACACTGACCACCGCAGTCTGGACAACACGCCAAATGCACAGGAGTTGGCTAACCTTCAGCGCCTGGCTGAGTTTCTGGAGACAGTCAAATCAGCACTTGGCGGCAAGCCCATAATGATCAACTCAGCCTTTCGCAGTAAGGCCGTCAATGACGCCGTAGGAAGCAAAGATACCTCTCAGCATAGGCAAGGCTTGGCTGCTGACTTCCGAGTGCCTGGCATGGCTCCTGACGCCGTTGTGAGGGCAATCATTTCAGCCAAGTTGCCGTTTGATCAGATCATCCGAGAGTATGACGCTTGGACGCACATCAGCATTAGCGACAAGCCCCGGCGTCAGGCACTAATCATTGACAAGGCTGGCACTCGGACATTCGCATAAGTATCCGATACGCAGCGATGGCGTCCTTGAGGTCGCCTCGCAGCTGCTCAAGCTGGTCCTGCTGTTGCTGCAACTTTAGGTAAACCTCAAGCGCAAATTTATCGAGCGTCTGGCGATCCCAGGCTGCGAAATTCGGTAGATCGTTCAACTTGGTTCCTTATCCACTGTGGGCCTAAACGTATCAGTGCAATACGCTGGCGCTGGGTTAGCTTGATTGAGTAGACCACAGACAGTGGCTCACCTACACGCTTGGCTTTGTCGATGCGTTTGTCTCTCATAGCCGCTTCCTGGGCAGCGGCGCCCAATACTGCCAGAACTGCGTCTCGCCCACCTTGTAGATGTAGTGTCCCATTGTGGCAACACCAGACCGTCCTAATAACAGCACCTTGACACCTTGCGGTGTCTGATCGTCAATAGGCATCCAGAAGTAGTCTTGTGCCACTGCTGCCGTGAAGGTGCTGTCCAGCCGGAACTTCTGCTCATGCTTGAAACGCTCAAACTCTTCGTCTTCAGTAACCATTGCGCTCCTTCAGTTGAGCTTCCACGGATTTTGCATATCTCACATAGTTGCCATCTCGATAATTCAAATCTTTTCCATAAAGTTCACGAATCTCGTCCTCATCCAGTCCCTGCCACGGGCGCTGTGCTGCGGGTGGGCTTCTGTGCATTAACGGTTCTCCGTCTTCATCAAAATACACTTCCCGCAAAATCCATGCGCTAATCACCGACTCATGCTCTGGCTGTGCCAATGCGGTGTTCAACGCATCAATTACAGCTTCCGCACCTAAGCGCCGGGTCATCAAAAACTCCAGCGCCTGCTGCGCAACTTGTCTTAGTTCAGTCATGTCCCCTCCTTTATGTTGTGTGCGGCTTCGACGCCTCGGGCAAACTCCATCAATGCGCCATCATGTTCCATCGGTATGGTGCTTGGCATCATGTTGCCGATTGTGGTTGCGGTCAGCGGCTTGCGCTGTGCTGCCTTCTTGCCGTCTGCAAACCCTCGCTGGTACACAATCGACAGCGTGTCTGCCTCATCGGTCAGCTTGTCCTGCGTTGCTTGGCGCTTTGATTCAAATCCTGTCATCACATCCCCTCATCGGCCAGTGCTTCGGCCACAAGCAACAAAAACACATAGCGATCATTTGGCGACAGCGCGTGTAAATCTCCGTCACTGTGCAGCGCCAAACGAGCAAACCAGCAAGTTCCGGTCAGAGGCAGGCCAAGTGCATAGTTCCGTACCTCCGTGCTGATCGGGCCATATTGAAGGTGGGCGTCTGCCGGGTGGATGCGGTAGTTGAACTTTGGAACAAAATGGATACCAGCAACGCCGCTCCATACTCCTTTCCATTCCGCTTCAATCCTCGCCCCACGGGCGGCAGCAAATAACAGGCGGCTCATGTCAAATACCCCGCAAAAAAGGACAGCGCCACTAGCGCCACCAGCGCGAGGACAATCGCCAAGGCGGTGTCGAGCCAGCCGTAGGCAAATAAATCTTCAACATCGTCGTCTTTCATTTCAGTTCTCCTTTAGCTATAGCGGCACGGGCAATCATGTTCCCGTCGCTGTTGCCGTAGTGTTCGCCGTTCCCCAGTCGTGCCAGCTTCTCCAACGCCGCTACCAACTCCTGATTCACCTCATGCAACCGACGCAGTTCTGCAGCGGCTTTGCACATTCCTGTGTAGCTGATTTCTCCGCAATCAAGTCGATCAGCCAGCCGCAGGGCTTCTGGATGTGTCATGCTTCCCTCGCTTTCAGCATGGCGTCTGCCATTTCGTATGCGCGTTTAGCCGTCACATCAAAATTGTCGGAATGTACGCCTCCAACCAATTCCGACTGCATAGCCTTCGCCGCGAAGTAATCCCTCAAGGTCATGCCTTCGCTGTAGCCCGTGGACATTGGCACAATCGCGCCGTAATTGGAAGTGGGATAAGCTGGGCCTCCTGTGTTTGTTGTCATGTCCGATTCCCCCTGCTAGGCAGACTAAACGCTTTCAGACTTCCTGCCCGTGGAACCTGCCGCATACTGTCGCCGTCACCCGAACGGTACACTGGTCGCTGCCACAAGTCGTTCTCAGCCTGTTTAACTTCGCCGGGTTGCTTCTGCCTCTCCACGTACTCGCCCATGATTACCTTGGTCTTCTTCTGCAACTCTATGCTTGCGGGGCGCACCATGTGGGTTGGTGTGCGGTTTACTTTGATTTCGTCCAATATGCTCATGTTTGTTTCTCCGCGTCTGCTAAAAATTTACGTAACCGTTTGATTCGGGCGTCCTCATAAGACACCACGCTGTTGGCGTACTCCACAGCACTCTGGGCCTCCAGGCGGTGCAGCTCAGCATCAGCCAGTTCAGCAGCCGCCATCTCCACAGGCGTCAGGCGCCTGATGATTCGTTTTAGTTGTTGCGTAATGCTCACGGTCTTTTTCCTTCTTTCATTATTTCCATCCGCTCTCGGTTAGTCCGCAGTGTGCAGTAGCGTTGGTGAATTCGCTCCAGCATGGACACCCTACGGTGTTGGGTGCGCTCCTCATCCAGCAGGGCCAACAGGTCGGCCTCGCTATAAGAGTTCAGCTCAATTTGAAATTTGCGCCAGCTCAGCAATTCGTCTCTCCAGATCAGCAATGTGTGCTGTAACTTTGTTGTAGGCCCGAGCCGCGCTGTTGTGCGTCCGGGTGCGTATCGCAAGCTCAGCCTGGGCTGCTCTAAGTCTTGCTCTAAGTTGTGTGATTCGATTCACTTTAATGCCTCCAGTGCAATGTCAGAAATAGCGCGTTTATCATGGAGCGCCGTCCATATCTTTTCGTCTACCGTTTTGTTCGCCACCATGACGTAACACCACACATCGTGCCGCTGGCCGCTGCGGTGCAGGCGCCCAATAGTCTGTTCGTACAGTTCCAGCGACCAGGGCAGCGACAAGAAGATGATCTTGCTGCCGCCATGCTGAAGGTTCAGGCCGTGGCCTGCTGACTTAGGGTGCGCCAGCAGCAGCTCGACCTTGCCTGCGTTCCATCGTTCGATGGCGTTTGGTTCGTCCAGCGTCACGGCGCGGGGATACCGCCGCTTCAGTTCAGCCAGCTCCTCCCGGTAGGTGTAGGCGATGATGGTGTTGGCGTGTTGGTTTTCGGCCAGTAGGTCGTCTAGGGCGTCGAACTTGGAAGTGTCAAACCAGACGGTCGAGTCGCCGTACACGAACCCGGACGCCATCTGTTGCAGTTTGGCCGTGACTACGCCAGCGTTGACGGCCACCGCCTGGGCGTCGGGGAACTGCGCCACAAACTCCTTTTTCATCTGGTCGTAGGGTTTGCGGTCAACAAGGTCAAACCGCACCGGCACAGTGTGCAACTCAGGCAGCTTGTCCTTGTACTCGCCCGGCTCCAGCACGAACGTGGCTGGCTTGATACGCTCCATGACCTTCTCAAGCGCGCCTGGGCGCGGCTCCCATTGGTTGAACTCTTTGTTGACCAGGTAGAAGTACTGCTGCTGGAACGCGCCCTTGGCCCGGCCCAGCAGCGACTGATCGACAATCTTGCACTGGCCGAACACGTCCTCCAGGCCGTTGCTGGTGAACGAACCTGTCAGCCCCCACCGTACTTGGCAGGTCAGCATCTTGTTGAGCGCCTTGAACCTGGCGCCGCTAGGGTTCTTGAGCCGGGTCAGTTCGTCAAATACGATTCCGTCAAAGCTCAGAGAGGGCAGGGACTGCAAATTGTCGTAGTTGGTCACTACCACATCACAGTCAGATTTAAACGCAGCCTCGCGCTGTTTAGGCGTCCCTACGGCCACACTAATACGCAGCCCCGGCGCCCACAGCCGGGCCTCGGTCGGCCAGACGCTGACGGCCACCCGTTTAGGGGCCAGCACTAGGAACCGGCTGACATGACCCGCGCTCAGCATGGCCTGCATAGCCGTCAGGGCGATGGCGGTCTTGCCTGCGCCGACCGGCGCCAGTATCATGGCGCGGTCGTTCTCGTACAGGAAGTCAACTGCCTGTTCTTGATAGGGGCGAAGGTTCATGCTGCCTTACGCCCAATCAACCACGCCCACAAAGCGCCGCCAGCAACCTTGGCCACAAATTGCATGACAACGATGTGAGGCATCAGCGCGCCAAACGCGATGGTTGGAAATAGCAGGCTATCAACGGCAGCGCCGGTCATGTTGCTGCCATTGGCGCGAAACATCCACGACCCACGCAAACGCGCAAATGTGCCCCAGTCTACAAGCGCTGCTGCGGTAAACGCACACGCTGATGCAACGGCAATCTGACCTGCGGCGGGGTTAAAAATGTACGTTAGCGCGCCTGTCGCGGAAATAAGCGCGCCCATTTGCCAAATGCGAAGGCGAACATGTAGCCAGTCACGTAGGGCTAGGTCTAAGCCGATCAAAAAGAACGCGTTGATTGGGCTTATAGCGGGTCCAAACGCAGTCACGCTAAGGTTGGCAAGCGTCATTGCTATGGCGTAAGCGGAAATTGCGATAGTGAGGTTCATGGTCTTGTCGTTTCTATAGTGACGCCGTGGTGGTCAGCGATGAGGGTTTGTTTTCCACCAAATCTTTCATGCAGCTCTTCAGCGATCAACTCATGGAAGCCACTGTCGTATCGTTTGAATTGCTCAAGAATTTGTTCTACAGGGATTATTTCTTCAGTGGTGATTTGCAATTGGTACTTGACGCGTACGTTGTTGATGGGACATGTGCAGAAAAATTCAGCCTTGTATGTGTTCATAAGTTGATGGTGCGTTGTGTGACTCAATGCGTGACCGCATGACTTGCGCTCGCGCTTCCTTGGTTGGTGGCAGGTAGTTCCCCTTCGCCCAGTTCTTGTCAATGCCGACGTTGCGGCCAATGTTGGTCGAGTCGGCGCTTGCAAACGGGAGCCGCGTAAACACTTTGGGGTTCAGCATTCGAAGACCGTGCATTTTGACCAACGGGCGCCCTTGCTGGTCACAGACCACGCGCATTGCTTGATCAATTCGCGCCCA